GCAGCGCTGGCCGGACCGATACGCCAGTTCCACGGCAGGCCCAGATCGGCCTCGGCAATGGAGAGCGGCTGGATGCCGGAGCCCAACATTACAACCCGCGCTCCGGTTGGTGCGGGGCTGCCCATGGCATCGTCGGTGCCCCGCTGGCCCCGCAGCAGATGAGTCAGGCGGTAACGGCCTATGGAAACCAGTTCCGCATTGCCGAATTGAATCACTTCCCAAGTACCGGGCGCGCTTTCAACCGCCAGCGCATTGCCTCCGGCGAACAATTCCGTATCGGTAACGCTGGTCAGCGTGCCGGAGGAAATATCTACCAGCAGTTCATTTCCATGATCGAACCGGTTGATCGGACCGGCCGGCAGACCGGCAACCAGCGCACCGATCTGCGCCGCCTCCCCAATGGTATCGAGTAGCGTAAAACCCGAGATGTCCGCACTGCGCCAGAATGCCGCCGTGCCATACCATGGCTTTGCGAACACGGCGGCATAGGGCCGGTGCGCCGAAACGGCATCGTCAAGCTGTGGCAGGTCCATCAGTGCTACCTCGGCGGGGCCATAAATGGTGGCTCCCGGCAGGGTCGCCGGGCGGTATTGCCCGGGTGGCAGGTCGTAAATGGCCGCGTCGGTGCGGATCGCCTCGATGGAGCGTGCACCGGCGTCACCAATGCGGGTGATGCGATAATCGATCAGCCGCCCGTCATTATCCAGGCTGACCACATCGCCAGGGTCAAGCGAAAGGCGGGAGGGTGGCAATTTGGCAGTCAGGGTCTCGCGCCCGATCCACGCTTCCATCAGGGCACGGCGGCAGCGCCGGTCGGCTTCTTCCAGCGACACGGCCAGCGGGAAGCTGTCGGAGGTTACGCGGGCAGCCTCCACCGTAGTGCGGCGCGCCTCGACGGTGGCGGCATCATATTCCTCGTCAGGGCGCACCAACTGCCATTTCAGCGCCTGCGGCAGTTCGGTTTCCTGCCCGCGGGTCAGTTCCATGACTTCGCCTTGTGCAACCACCATATCGTCGGGTTTGATTGTGGCGGTGGCCCGCTGCCCGCGCGTCACAAACCGGATCACGCCACCGCTTTCGACAGCATCAAAGCCGAAATGCCGCGCCAGCGTGGAAATCGAGGCACGCGGGCTTTCCAGGGCGGAAATCACAAAGCCCGGCACGGTGTCCGACAATTCACTCACGTCGATCAGGCTGTCGTCCAGTCCGGCGCGGCGGCAAAGCTCGCGCACCAACGCGCCAAGCCCTACCGCCCCGAGCCGACCGTTCAACCAATGCCCGAGCCGCCAGTTCGGCGCATCGGCCCAGATATCCTCTCGGGCGGGGAAATCCGGATAGGGCCGCGCGTCCCATGTCCAGACTGCCGCCTCGCCCATATCGATCATCGGTGCAGCATATACGCTGCTGATCGGGTTATTGGCCGGATCACCCCAATAGCCGAGCATGGCCTCGATATAGCGTCGCTGGGTGGCTTCGTCTTGCCAGCCCCGCGAAAAGTATGGCAGGGCGCTCTCGGCCGACTTCGGATCAAAGAACACGTTCGGCTGGTTGGTGCCGCGATCAACGGCGGGGCAGCCCAGTTCGGTAAAGCGGATCGGTTTTGACTGAGGTACCCATCCGGTGGGCGTTGCGCTTTCCACCCCGCTCGGGCGGTCATAATGGGGGTTGGACCACCATGACCGGATATCCTTGGGGCGGAAAACCCATGGCTTGTTGTAAGCTCCGTCGGTGATGGGCGTGCGGATCTGGGCGGTGCGATCGGTGTCCGAGGCATAGAACCAGTCGAACCCTTCGCCGCGTTCTATATTGCCGCGCAGATAATCGAGATCACGGATCGAATTCCAGCCCGCTTGCGCATCGGCATGATCAAACCCGTCGCGCCAGTCCGACAGCGGCAGGTAATTGTCGATGCCGATAAAATCTATGTCCGGATCGGCCCACAATGGATCGAGGTGATAGAACAAATCGCTGGAGCCGTCCGTCGGCTGATGCCCGAAATACTCGCTCCAGTCAGCGGCGTAGCTGATGGCGGTGCTAGCACCGAGAATGCCGGCGATGTCAGAGGCCAGTTGCGTCAATGCAGATACGACCGGATAATTCGTGGCTCCATCCCTGATGGTGGTCAGCCCGCGCAGTTCCGATCCGATCAGAAAGCTGTCCACCCCGCCAGCCGCCGCGCAGAGGTGGGCGTAATGCAGGATCATGCGGCGGTAGCCCCAGTCAGAACCACCGGTCCAGGAGACAGTCTCGCCGCTGACTACGAAGTCCGCAACTTGCGCATTGCCCATAAACGCAGACACCTGCGCCGCTGCCGTCGCGGTTTTGTCCACGGTTCCTGCATAACCAGCCGCCGGAGAGCAGGTGATCCGCCCGCGCCACGGGTAAGAGGGTTGGCCATTGGTGGCAGCATTGTCCGAATAGGGATCTGGTAAAGTATTGCCCACCGGAATATCCATCAGCAGAAACGGATAGAAGGTGACCCGCAACCCGCGTGCCTTGATCTTCTGTATAGCCTGCACCACCGCGAAATCCGCTGGTGTGCCGCCATAGGCCGTGCGACCGGTTGTATCGAGGCTGATCACATGGGCACCGGCGCGTGTGACGCCATTCACCACCCAGCTTTTTGGCGTGGTCACCTTGGTGGTGTTTTCGACCCCGGGTTTGAGCTGGCAGTTTCCCGCACGCAGATCGGTGCCGAACCAGCTGACCACGAGGCTGATGCTCTCAAGCTTTGGTGCGGCGGCCTGCAATTGGTCCAGCGCCGCGACAATATCGGGCACGGCGTTGGTGGTGTGCACGTTCTCCGATGCGGTATTGCCACCGGAACCACGAGACACGGGTTCCGTGGCATAGACAAACTCGCCGGTGCCGGGGATCAGGGTAACGGCGCGGATCATGCCCTCGGCGGTATCGGGTTCGATGACGGGGCGGAAGACCTCGAAAGACAGTTGCGGGATGCGATTACCGAACTGTTCCAGCGGCAATTCCTCGAACATCACATAGGCCGTGCCACGATAGGCGGGCGCGTTGCCCGTGCCCATCTTCGCCTCGATAAACGGGTCCGGTTGCTGGGTCTCGTCGCCGGTGTAAATCCGCCACGTGATGCCCGAGAGATCGAGCGGTTTGCCATCGGCCCAGATGCGCCCGATGCCGGAGATCGGCCCCTCGCAAAGCGCCACTGCGAAAGAGGCGGAATAGAGGTATGCAGTGGTGGTCACCTTCGGTCCGCCACCCTTGCCGCCACCCTGGGTGGTTGTGTTGACCCTTTCGGTGAAATCCGTGGCCCAGATGATGTTGCCGCCGATCCGCATTCGTCCATAAATGCGCGGGATCACCGCCCCTTCGGTCGAGGTGGTCAGGGTCAGGTTTTCCAGCCGCTGGCCTTCGATGCGCTGCCCGGGAGCCAGAGACGAGACAATCCAGCTGTCGATCATCGAGCCCGCAAAGGATCCGATCGCGCCGCCGATGGTCGCTGCGGACACGCCGAGAATGGCCCCGCCAATGCTGCCACCGATCGCTGCGCCGGCCGAGGCCAGAAGAATGGATGCCATTTTTTAAAGGGTCTTTCGTTTGACGGGTTCGGGGAAGCGAAAAGCGAAGGCGATCCGGCGCTGCCAGGCGGGCGTCAGATGTTCCTCGATCACGCCGGTGCGTTCATAGGCATGAATAAAGTGCGAGCGCGCACTGCGGCCGGATCGCCCGCTGCAGTGCAGCCGCGCACTGCGGGTGGTGCCGGACAGAATCCCCACATGCTTCGAAATCGCCCCCGCGCGCATGCGAAACAGTATCACGTCACCGGTGCAGGCGTCTGAAATATCCAGTTCGATCATTGCTGCCCGCGCCGCCTCGACCAGAGCCTCTACCGGACCAGCCTCGCCCCAGTCGCGGGAATAAGGCGGCACCGGCATCGGTTCGGGACCAACCACATCCCGCCACACCCCGCGCAGCAGGCCGAGGCAGTCACAGCCGACGCCCCGAACGGAGGCCTGATCGTGATACGGCGTGCCGATCCAGCGGCGGGTCGCTTTGACGATCCGTGCTGGTGCGGTTTGATTGCCGCTCATAGAACTGATCCCGAGTTCGCATCACCCTTGGCGGCATAGCGGATGATGGTATCCTGACCCGGGATATGCGGGAAGCCTCGGAAATTGACGGCGTTGGCGAACTTGGCCTGACAGGTCTCGAACCGCTTGTCGCATCCGGCGAAGATGTCGAAGGTGTTACCTACCTCCATCGGCCGCACGGGGGTCTCAAGCAGCGTGATCTTCACGTCTGCGCCCGAAATTACATGGCTCAGCACCTCGGCCCTGCGTCCGGTATTGGTACCGGTCAGCCAGTGCAGCGTGCCAAGGGCAAACCAGCCATCCGTGAACCCCGAAA